CAAACATCTAATATGCGTCGGAGATCCCAATCAAATAGGATTTATCGATTTCCACCAGTGTTGGGGCGAGATAACTAAATTTGCAGACGTCTGGCGTAATGTACCACACACATGGATCAATGACACATATAGAATGCCTCAAGATATTGCTAAGCTACCATTCATCAGGAAAAATTATCCAAACATTAATTCAGTATCTAAGAAAATGGCTTCTCTCAAATATGTCAAACCTCAATCAAACGTCAATGGTGTAAATTTGTGCTTTACTCAAATATCAAAATCCCAAAGAACAGCATACCAAGCAATTACAGTCCACGAATCACAAGGCGGCACATTCCCTTCCGTCGTTCTCCATTATGACCATACTCCTGGTGAACAAGAACTTCTTAAAAATTCCCCTCAACATCTCGTAGTGGCCTTGACTAGACACACTAATAATTTGTACGTCAAGGAAGCAATACCAGGTTCTTTCAATCAAATTATGGTGACTTTAACAGAGTCATTGGCACTTGACATGACTCAGGAATACATGCCAATAATCCCTGATTTTGACGATAAGGAATTACCGGATACCACTCATGATGTCACCGAATTAGTAACTCAGAGCAATGATAACGTCAATCACGAAGCCTCGTATCCCATGGTTGATGAGATTTTAAATAAGGTATTTCCCATTAATCAAGAAGTTAACGAGTTTATTATGGCCGAAACTTCAGAATTAGGCGGAAGTTACCATACAGAGACCACAGCATTGATAAGACCTGATCTGGTACATGAGGAAGCGAAACCGCGCACAGCGAAACGTTTACCCGTCACGCAACGTGTTTTTATAACTGAAAGTAAAAGTAAGAGCAAAACGTTGTCCACTTTATGTACTAGATACACGAAGAAAACTAAGAACTTGAGAGGAAAAGACCTAGAGAAGGAAGTAAATAAACTCGGACAAATCATGGACTATTATGTTAACTACACTATAAACGAGCAAGACATACAACATTGTTACGCTGAGGCCATACAGAAGTTTCAGGAAAGGGGTCACACCCTCAATGAAATCAAAGAAATTGAATCATGGACCGAATTGGATGTCAATAAAGTTAAATTTATTATCAAACAACAACAAAAATTCTCCGCCACTGATCCTTTGATCAAAAGTAAAGCTGCACAAGGCATAGCAGCTTGGGACAAAACACTAAACTTTTATATGTGTGTTTGGGCTAGACTACTCGAGATGTGCATTAAAAGAGCACCAAAAATATTCTTCTCCTCTGGTAAAACAGATACGGAAGTACTACAAGCGCTTGACAGGATGGCAGCGGATCAAGACTATGAATACATCGAAATGGACTGGACTGAGTTTGATTCTTGTCAGAATAATGTGGAACATGCCCTTTTTGAACGATCCATGAATAAATTAGGATGTCCCTATCCAGTACTCAAACAATTTGTTGCCATGATGAACCAACGTTATGTCGTTAGCGATGTGGGGTCAGTACAAGTCAAAAACAAGAAAGATTCAGGTAGGGTTGATACACTTGTAGGTAACACACAGTTCAATGCTGCAGTTGTCCTATCTTGTGTTATTAATCACCAAGATTTGAATATACGATGTTTTAAGGGTGATGACGTTTTGCTTGGTGCTAAACATATAGTGTTAGATGACGAAAGACTCAAATGGATGGCTGATAATTGTGGTTTTAACCT